AAATTATATTCTTAGAATTACTACTAGTTTGAAAAAGCTCTATTTTAGAGGTTTATAGAAGACAGTAGAGAATAGCTCCATAGAAAACTATCTAAAATTATATTCTTCTTATAGAAGTATACAAGAGAGGTATTCATGTAATAGTATCCCCAGGGGGGTCTTGTTTGTATGCTACCCCAGGGGGTCTTGTTTGTATGCTACCCCGGGGGCTTTTTTTTTTGTATACTCTCCTTCTCTAAGAATGCTAGGACAGCTATGAAGTAAAAAAAATGGACCATGCATAAATATTCTTAAATTAAAAGAGTAGATTTATTGCTGCTACTTATTGCAAATTGTTTTTAAAAGTTTAAATATTAATAAAAGAGGGGTATACTTTGGTAAAAATCATCCCCCTACCCAATTAATAAATCAACCCCCAATATGCATAATTAATAATTATTGTTTTTAGTTATAGAGGGGAGGACCTTGTTGAATTTTTATTACCCATTTGATAGTAGGTTAAATTAAAACAGATTTGTTTTAAATGCTTATTAACTATGGGGTATTAGAATGTGTGGTAAGGGAGGGGTATTAAATCTACTCATTTATACTCTTGAAAGTGAATTAATAAAGGTGGTGATCTTATGGCTAATAAAAAAGAGTATGCATTAACTACTTCTGACAATCCTTGGAATCCAAAAACTCAATGGGATGAATGGTATGCTTTTGATAATGATGAAAAACATTACAATACTTGTGGCTATTTAGCTTCTGTTGGGATGTATATGAGTGCTGGCTCTGATGAACTGAATGAACAGCTATTAGAATCAGCCATTGATGAAATTGTTAAAGAAAATGTCATTGCTTTTGAAACAAATGGTGAAGTTTGTTACATGAAGATTCCTGTTTAATTAAAGATTATTGGGGGGGAGTACTGCTGTTAATATTACTCCCCCTCTTTTTCTACATCTTGTAAAAGAACATTCTCAATAGTTCTACTAAAGTTAAAAGAAAAACAAAAAGATAAAAAGAAAGAAAAAACAATAAAAGAATAAAGATCTTTACTTTTATAAAATTAATTCTTTTATTGTTGATTTAATTAATTTTTAACATTGGAAGAGACATAAAAATGAAAAAATATGCATTCTTCTTTAAAAATGTCACATTTTTGTTTGATTTTTTGCTCATTTCATGTATATATGTACACATATGTATACATATTATTGCATTTTTTGAAGAAAAATGAGAGAGATGTCAATACTATGGGGGGAGGGGTATAAAAACAATATACCCTATTACCATCGGCGGCTGTCTTCATTTTTTCTCCGGAGGTTATATTCCGGTACAACTTTAGAGTCTTTCACAAGGGATGTTGCAGGTAAATACCCAGTGCTTCATTCTGATACCTCCTTTCAGTGAATATAGATAGTGTTCCATGGTCCATCCCGCATACTGCGTTTTCGGTTTCTCCTTTCCACAGCATGCGGGATATTTTTATACCCCTAAAAGTGCGAATAAACTTGTAACATTCCTTTTGAAAGCCTCTAAAAATTAAATGTATTCTGATGAATAGTCACAAAGAAGGGAGAACAACTACTATGAAACAGACTGAGAAGTCCACGGGTAACAGGAAAGATCCTCCTGCACTTACCAGCGAAGCACGTGAACAACAGCTTATGGCGAAGGCAGAGCGTCTTGCTGAGAAAAAATTGGAAGACGGAACAGCATCTCCTCAGATAATCGTCCATTATTTACGCTTAGCATCAGAACGTGAGAAGAGAAAGCAACAGGAAGAGCTCCTTAAAGCAGATATTGAGCTTAAGAAGGCTAAAGTTGAAGCTATTCGTTCTGCAGCTAAGATTGAAGAGCTGTATAACGAAGGTATGAAACTATTTCGTATGTACAGCGGAACCGAGGATGTTGTCGATGAGGACATATAGTGAATTGATTACTCTTCCGACATTTCGTGAGCGGTTCGATTACCTGAAACTTGACGGAACAGTCGGAAAAGAGACATTTGGATTTGATAGATATTTAAACCAGAATTTCTATCAGTCCTATGAATGGAAAAGAGTCAGACGAGATGTGATTCTTCGTGATCAAGGCTGTGATTTAGGTATTCTCGGAATGGACATTCTAGACAGAGCAATTGTACATCACATGAATCCAATCTGCGTTGATGATATTTTAGAAGTAACAGATTACTTACTTAATCCTGAATTCTTAATAACAGTTTCTCATGCAACTCACAACGCTCTTCATTACTTTGAAGACGATAGTATGCTTAGAGACCCTGCAATAAGAACTCCAGGTGATACTTGTTTATGGTGAGGTGATAACTATGATTGACAGTATTCTCAATTCAGTGAAAAAGAAGCTAGGAATACTAGAAGACTATACGCATTTCGATGAGGAGATAATACTCGATATTAACACCTCTTTCATGACACTGAATCAGTTAGGCATCGGACCTGAAGAGCCTTTCATGATTACAGGTGCAACTGAAATCTGGGATGACTTCATTGAAGACGGTCGTATCGAAGCTGTGAAGTCTTACATTCCTCTTAAAGTCAGACTTCTTTTCGATCCGCCACAACAGTCATTTATGCTGAATAGTGTACAAGACAGAATAGCAGAACTGGAATTCCGTATGATGGTACAAGCTGAAAAAGATCATCTGCCTGAGTATGACATGGGCGGAATTTATGTGAAATAAACAAAAAAGTAGGTGAATAAATGAGTTTATCAAACACAGCGGTTCCGATCTATTACGGACGCTTTCGTGACAGAGTTATACGAGGCGAAATACCTGTTTGTAACGAAGTGTCGATGGAAATGAACCGAATTGATGCACTTATTGCTTCACCTATTTACTATTACGACGATAAAGCAGTTGAAGGTTGGATTTCTTTCTGTGAGAACGAGCTTACTCTTACAGACGGAGCCGACCTTCATTTACTTGATAGCTTTAAACTTTGGGGAGAACAGCTATTCGGATGGTTTTACTTTACTGAAAATTCTGTTCCTGTAATTGAAGGCGGAGTAACTAAGTATGTAAAGAAAACAGTTAAGAATCGTCTCATTCATAAGCAGTTTCTTATCGTTGGCCGAGGAGCAGCAAAGTCACTTTATGACGCAACTATTCAAGCTTATGGAGTTGCTGTAGATCCATCTACAACTAATCAGGTTACAACTGCTCCTACCATGAAACAAGCTGAAGAAGTCATGGGACCTATACGAACTGCAATTACCAGAGCAAGAGGCGGATACTTTAAGCTTCTTACTTACGGTTCTATTCACAGTACTACAGGATCGGGAGCAGGAAGAGCTCATCTTGCATCAACAAAGCTTGGTATTCAGAACTTCTATACAGGTTCTGTACTTGAAATTCGTCCTATGACTATTGATAAACTTCAGGGTCTTCGAACCAAATACATGACAGTTGACGAATGGTTATCAGGCGACATCAGAGAAGACGTTATCGGTGCTCTTGAACAGGGCGGATCTAAAATTAAGGACTGGATACTTGTTTGCACATCCAGTGAAGGTACTGTACGAAACGGTCCTGGAGATTCAATCAAAATGGAACTCATGGACATCCTTCAGGGTAACTACAAGAATCCTCATGTATCTATTTGGTACTACAAATTAGACGATGTCAAAGAAGTATCCAATCCTCGAATGTGGGCAAAAGCAAATCCGAATCTTGGATACACCGTTTCTTATGAAACTTATCAACAGGATAAAGAGAAAGCTGAGCATGTTCCTTCAGCTCGAAATGATATTTTAGCGAAAAGGTTTGGAATTCCTTCTCAGGGTTATACATATTTCTTCACATATGAAGAAACCATTCCTCATAAGAAAAGAGAATATTGGCAGATGCCGTGTGCTATGGGTGCAGACTTGTCTCGTGGAGATGACTTCTGCGCCTTTACTTTTTTATTCCCACTTCCTTATGAACAGTTTGGTGTAAAGGTAAGAAGCTATATTACAAGTAACACACTTAATAAGCTTTCGCCTGCTATGAGAATGAAATATGACGAATTCATACAGGAAGGAACTCTGATTGTTTTGGAAGGAACTGTTCTTGATATGGAAGATGTCTACGACGATGTCGACAAGTTCATCATGGATTTCGAATATGATGTGAGATGCTTTGGATACGATCCATACAACGCAAAAGAGTTTGTGAATCGTTACGAACAGGAGAATGGTCCATTCGGAATCGAAAAAGTAATCCAGGGAGCTAAGACTGAGTCTGTTCCTCTCGGTGAGCTTAAGAAACTTGCTGAAGATAGACGTCTTCTCTTTGATGAATTACTTATGGGATTCTGTATGGAAAACTGTATAGCACTTGAAGACACAAACGGTAATAGAAAGCTTCTTAAGCGTCGGCACGACGAGAAGATTGATAATGTCGCAGCTATGATGGACGCTTTTGTTGCCTATAAACTTAATAAAGATTTGTTTGAGTAGGATAGAGATATGAACATTAATTATCACAATTCATACGAGCTTACGCACCATGGAATTCAAGGTCAGAAGTGGGGTGTAAAACATGGACCTCCGTATCCATTAAAAGGTGGCAGTTATACTGCTGAGATTAAAAAGAAAAAGTACAGAAAGCATTTTTATAACGATGCTAATAATAAAAAACACTTTGACAGTATTATTAGAAAAGATACAGAGCTTAATACATTATCCTATGATAGAAATAGAACAAAGAATACTGATATGTTCTTTGCTGCTTTCGATAAAAGGGACAAAGATCAGTATCGCTCAATGTTTAATAAGAAAATTGAGCAAGACGTCTATGATGAGAGTGGAAACAAAATCGGATCCGGATCTTTTTATAAATTTCAGATTACTAACAAAATAGTAAAAGACGCTAAAGTAGCAAGTGAAGATAGTGGATCTAAAGCTTTCAAAAAGCTATATAGCGAATCTAGAGATTTCTATAATTTTGTGAACGATTCGTCAAGAATGGAAGGAGCTTTTGATAAAACAAGGCTTAAATTCAGAGGCTATCGCGAATCTATGAAAGCTCTAGAAAACATAAGAGCGAATAGTGGCGATGTAAAAGAAGAAGATTTAAACAAGATTTATAGAATGTTTAATTACATAATTCCCAGTGATGGCAAAGGTAATGAAAAACTAAGAAAAGATGTTGAACGTCAAAGAGCTAGATTTTTTAAAGAACTTAAAAGTGAAGGCTATAGCGCTGTTCTTGATACTAACGATGCTATTTATGGCGGATTTAAGGGAAACGCACCTGTAATATTATTCGATATGGAAGCTGTTACAGAAAGCTATATTAGAAGACTTGGCGTAGGAGACAAAGCAATTTCAACAATAAGGTATAACGCAAGAAAAATTTTAGAGCTTTAAAACGTTCTAATCTTTTTTTTTTGAGGAGAAAATCATGAACATTAATTATTACAATCCATATATACACAAAGAACTAGAACTTTACCATCACGGCATCTTTGGCATGAAATGGGGTAAGAAGAATGGACCGCCATACCCACTCGATGCTTCTGATCACTCAGCTAGTGAAAAGAAAGCTGGTTGGAGAAAGTCTTTGGATAACGACGGTGTGAGTAAAGCGAAAGCTAAAAAACCTAAGAAAGAATCAAAGTACAAGAAAGCAAAAAGAGAATTTAAAGAATCACTTGTAAAGGTTAGAGAAGCACGAAAAGAATACAGAACAGCAAAGAAAGAATACAAGAGAACAGGAACTACTGAAAGTAAAAATAATCTTAGGTATAAAAAACAAGCATTAACGTATGCTAAATTCAATCGTGCACAGAAATACAACACCTATTATATGCGTTCTATTATTAGAAACTTAAAAATAGAAGCAGCTATGTATTTGGCAGTAGCAGCAACTCCAGCAGTACTTAAAGCTGGAAAGGCTATTTATGACAAATATAGTGATTATCAGTATAAAAACAGACCTGATATTGTTTCTACCTCTTCTAGAGAATTTAGAAATGCTATGGAAGCAGGTTATACAGATATGGGTAATTTACCTGCTGTAATTAACAGAAGGAGATAATACATGAGATATTTAAGAAATGATGATCTTTACCATCATGGTATACAAGGTCAGAAATGGGGCAAAAGAAACGGACCTCCATACCCTCTTAATAGCTCTACAATGTCTTCCAGCGAAAAGAAAGCAAATAAAGGAAAGCGAACATTTTCAGGGAAGATAAAAGAAAAAAGAGAAGAAATGCGTCAAGCTCGTTATGAGAGAAAGAAATCCACTATTAAATCTCTTAGTGATGAAGAACTCAATAAGCGCATTAACAGAATGAAAAAAGAGAATGAATATTCTAAACTTCTTGGTAGAAGTCCTATCAACGATGCTCCATTCGGAAGAGGAAGAAGGCTTGCTGATCAGGCACTAAATTCGATTGGAAGTATGATACTTATTCCTATGGCTATAGGTGCCGGATCTTATCTTATCAAACGAGAATTTGACAAGAGAGGCGAGAAAATGGATGATCCCAAAAAGTTAGAGCAATGGAATCAAGCTCGCGAAGAAGTATTTAGGAATGTGAATCTTAGAAAGAAGAAATGATCACTTAGTTGATCTTTTTTTTTTTTTGAGGTAAAAACTATGAACATTAATTATTACAATCCATACGTAAGAGACGAACTTTACCATCACGGCATCTTTGGTATGAAATGGGGTAAAAAAAAATGGTCCGCCTTATCCAATCGGTGCTAACGGGCATTCAGCTAGTGAAAATAAAGCTGGTTGGAGAAAGTCAATTAGTGGCGGTATTACAAAAGAAGAGCGACATATTAATAAAGTTGCTAAGAAAGATGCCAAAAGATATATTGATGCAAAAATGTTCTATGGTGAAGGTGCAGGAAATAGAAGAAAGCTTTTAAAAGGTGAACTTGATAAAAAGATGAAAGACCCTCGTTATAAGAAAGCTTTCGATGAATACGTAAGCAAAGTAGATACAGCTAAATCTGTTAATAAAGCAAAAACTGAAAGAAAAGCTAGAGATACTGTTAAAAAAGTAAGAACTGCTGTTATACCAGCGGCAGCTTTTGCTGGTAGCATTTATTATGCTAAAAATAAAGAAAAGGTAGATAGAGCAATAATAAATGTGATGAATCGAACGATGGCTGAAATTAACAGAAGGAAACAATATCACGACATGAATGACTTTCTAAAAAGAAGTGGATTTAATTTCAATGCTTGAATCATTAACATTTTAGGAGAACCAATTCAAAATGGCAAATAGATTTATAGATAGACTTAGAAATGCTTGGAATGCATTTACATCTAGAGATCCGACAACGAGATACCAACGATCTTATTACGGCGGAAACTATGACAGACTCGATCGAAAAAGATATTTTACAGCTGACAATTCTATTATTGAAATGGTCAAGAATCGTATTGCTGTAGATGCATCTCAGATTGATATCAGACATATCCGCACAGATGAGGAAGACAACTATAAAGAGGATCTGAATTCAACGCTTAATGATATTTTACGTTCAAGTGCAAATATCGATCAGACGGGAAGAGCTTTTATGCTTGATTTCATTCAGTCAATTTTGGATGAAGGCGTAGCAGCAGCTGTCCCAATTGATACTGATATTGATCCTCTGTCTACAGAATCGTATAAGATCTATTCGATGAGAGTCGGAAAGATTGTTGAGTGGTATCCGTATGACGTGAGAGTCGAGTGTTATAACGAAAGAACAGGAAAAAGAGAAGAGATAACTGTACCAAAGGAAAACACAGCTATTGTTGAAAATCCTTTCTATTCCATCATGAATGCACCGAATTCAACTCTTCAGCGTCTTATTCGGACACTTCGAAATCTTGATATTCTTAATGACAGGAATTCTTCCGGAAAATTAGATCTTATTATTCAGCTTCCTTATTCTCTTAAGTCGCCGATGAAACAACAGCAGGCGGAGTCTAGGAGAAAACAGATAGAAGTACAGCTTGCAGGTTCGCAGTATGGCATTGCATATATCGACGCAGCAGAACATGTAACACAGCTCAACAGACCGCTTGAGAACAATTTATGGAAAGAAGCATCAGACTTAACAGCGTTGCTTTACAATCAGCTTGGTCTTACTCAGGGTGTGTTTGATGGAACTGCAAGCGAAGAGACTATGAACTACTATTACATCAGAACCATTTATCCGATTCTTACTGCTATCACGGAAGAAATGGAAAGGAAGTTCTTATCTAAGACTGCTAGATCTCAACATCAGAGAGTTAGATTCATGAGGGATCCGTTTATGTTCACAGGAATGAAAGACATGGCTACTTCCGGTCAGATCTTTGTTCAAAATGAGATTATGTCTTCTAATGAAGTGCGTTCTAAGATTGGACTTAAACCGAGAGATACTGAAAGAGCCAACGATCTTCTTAATAAGAACATTAACAAAGTTGAAGATATTTCTGAGATTAAAGAAGATCCTTTGAATTCTGATACGGAAGAATCTGAAAATAAAAAATTTAGCAACGAGTTAGACACCTCTAACTTTAAAGAGGAGGATAGAGATGGGTGAAACATATGACTTTTGTGGATACGCCACAAAAAACAATCTCCTGTGCTCTGACGGTCGAACTATAAGGCAGGATGCATTTAAAGATTGTGATGGTACAACTGTGCCACTTCTTTGGAATCACATTCATGACGATCCTGAAATGGTTCTCGGTCATGCACTTCTTGAGAATCGTAAAGATGGCGTATACATGTATGGAAAATTTAATGATGGCGAGAAAGCACGGGCTTGTAAAACAGCTCTTAAGAATAACGACGTTAAAGGTCTTTCAATTCATGCCAATAAACTCAAACAGTACGCAGGTGATGTTCTGCATGGCGTGATTAACGAAGTAAGTCTTGTTCTTAAAGGTGCAAATCCCGGTGCTCTTATTGACTTTTCTTTGGCTCATGGTGACGGATCCGAAGAGGACGAAGCATGGATGTATCTTGTTGGTGATGAATATACAGAACTTCAGCACGGTGAGATTGAAAGAGAAGATAAAAAAGAAAAACTTGAAAAGCTTCGCGAAACAGTAAGAAGTGCTAAGAAAGAAGAATCTGAAGAAAAAGAAGATTCTAAAGAAGGCACTGATAAAAAAGATATTAAGGAGGAATCTAAAATGGCCGATCCCAATAAAGAAAATGATAGCAAGAATAATGAAACTGTAAAAGATGTGTTCGATACACTGAATGAAAAGCAGAAAACAGCAGTATATGCTCTTCTCGCAGCTGTTGCTGACGATAAAGGAAGAGACGATGACGATGATGACGACGATGACGAGGAGGACGAAAACGTGAAACACAACGCATTTGAATCTTATGAAACTGATAACAACACTCTGACTCATGCTGATATGGAAGCTATTTTCCGTGATGCTAAGAAGAACGGCTCTCTTAGAGAAGCTGTTGATAACTATATGGAAGACAATGGTGTTCTTGAGCATGCTGATTCCGATTACGGCATTACAAGAGGCACCGGTAATAACACCTATTTTGTACGTGATCCTGAGATGTTGTTTCCGGATTACAGAGCTATCAGCAATACTCCCGAGTTTATTAAGAGAGATACCAACTGGGTTACCGAGTTTATGTCTGCTGTAAAGCATACTCCGTTCGCTCGTATTAAGACTCTGTTTGCTGATATCACTATCGAGGACGCAAGAGCTCTGGGTTATGTGAAAGGCAGACTGAAGAAAGAGGAGTTCTTCAACCTTATTAAGAGAACAACCGATCCGCAGACCATCTACAAGAAACAGAAGATGGATCGTGACGATGTGATTGACATTGTTGATTTCGATGTTGTTGCTTGGATCAAAGGTGAAATGAGAGACATGCTTGAGGAAGAAATTGCTCGTGCTTGCCTTATTGGTGATGGTAGAGATGCATCTTCTAATGACAAGATCTTTGAGAATCATGTTCGCTCGGTTCTTAACGATGCTGATCTGTTCACTGTTAAAGTTGGATACATTGCTGATCCTGATCCTTCAAAAGCAGCTCGTCAGTTTGTTAGAGAAGCTATTCATGCTCGTAAAGATTACAAGGGAACAGGCAACCCGATCATGTTCACTTCTGATACCAAACTTGCAGATCTTCTTACCATGGAAGATGGGATGGGCCGCTTCATTTATGAGACTGAAGCTCAGCTGATCACCGCTCTTCGTGTTCGTAAGGTCATCACCTGTCCACTGTTCGAAAGCAAGACGTTTACTAAAAACGGTACGACTTACAACCTTGAAGCTATTATCATCAACCCGATCGACTATGTTATCGGTGCTGATAAGGGCGGAGCTGTAAACATGTTCGATGACTTCGATATCGATTACAACCAGCAGAAATACCTGATTGAGACCAGAATCTCCGGCGCTCTTGTTAAACCGCAGTCTGCTATTGTCATTGGTTCCGTCGCAAGCAATGGTGGCAGCGAAGATCCTGAAGAGCCGTGAAGAGAAGAACCATACGGCCTTATTGACAGCGATGGTGACTATATAGTTGACGATGAAGAAAACGGTATAGAAGGCGTTGAACACGTACCGATAGAACCGTAATTCAATTCAAAATGAGAGGTGAAAATGATGGATAAGTACTATGGATACATAGGATTTGCTGAGACTGTTGAAACCGCTCCTGATGTCTGGGAAGAACAGATAGTCGAAAGAGAAGCTCAGGGAGATATTCTTAAGGTCGGCAGAAGGCTTGTCGGTGCCAGTCAGTTAAATGACAACATCACGGTGAGCAATAAGATTAGTATCATTGCAGATCCGTTTGCTTATCAGAATTTTCATCAGATCAGATACATAACGTGGATGGGAGCCAAATGGAAAGTGACCAGTGTCGATGTCTCCTATCCACGTTTAATTTTGGAAATTGGAGGTGTATACAATGGAAAGACTGGGCCTGAGCGAGATCTTCCATAGGATTTGTTCGAACGTATACTTCCAACCGCCTGAATCAGTAAAGCTTAAATATCCTTGTATTATCTACGAAAGAAGAACAGGCGATACGATTTACGCTAACAATTTACCATACCGATTTGAATACTGTTACACGGTTACAGTAATTGATGCAAATCCGGATAGCAAGATACCGCTTGAAGTCGCTAAGTTTCCGATGTGCAAGATGGACCGATGCTTTACTTCAGATAATTTAAACCACACTACATTCATACTTTATTACTAATTAGGAGGAATAAACTATGCCAACACCAGCACCTTTAACATGGGATGATACAGGAAAGAAAATTTATGAAACCGGTACTAAGAGGGGCGTTCTTTATGTCATGGATGATGAAGGCAATTACGGCGAAGGGGTTGCTTGGAACGGCCTCACAGCTGTAACTGAATCTAACAGTGGTGCAGAGGAAACTGCTCTTTGGGCTGATGATATCAAGTATGCTTCTCTTCGTTCTGCTGAGGAATTCGGTGCAACGATTGAAGCTTATCAGTGCCCGCCTGAGTTCTATGCTTGCGATGGAACTGCTGAAGTTGCAACAGGTGTAACTATTAATCAGCAGGGTAGAAAAGCATTTGGCTTCTCTTATACCACAACCGTAGGTAACGATACAAAAGGTAACGACTACGGTGAGAAGATCCATCTTATCTACAATGCTACAGCATCTCCGACTGAGAGATCTTATCAGACGATTAATGACTCTCCGGATGCTATTACTCTTTCTTGGGAGCTTACTACTACTCCTGTTGCCGTAACAAATCACAAGCCTACTGCTCATATTATCATTGACACTACTAAGATTCCGGAAACTGCAAAAACTAAACTTGATACATTTAAGAAAGCTATTTATGGTTCTGATCAAGAAGCTGCGCATCTTCCGACTCCTGACCAAGTTATTGGAATGTTTTCTTGATGATTTGACACAGTAATTCAAAATGGGGCTTCTTTTACAGGGGCCCCTATTTTTTCAATTAAAAAGGAGATCAAAACTATGCTAAAACAGACTATTACTTATATCGGACACGATGGAAAAGAGAAAACTAAAGATTTTTACTTTAGTCTTACGAAAGGTGAAATTACAGAACTTCACTTGTCTCTTCCGGGTGGACTCGATGGATTTATGGAAAAGCTTAACGACGACCCTGATGTAGAGACAATTATTGAAGTTTTTAAGAAAATCATTCTTAAAGCATATGGTAAGCGTACAGCAACAAACAGTTTTATTAAATCAAAAGAATTGTCAGAAGAATTTGCTGCTACGGACGCTTACTCTGAGCTGTTTCTTAAATTCCTAGATAACGAGAATGACTTTGTGAATAAGTTTCTTGAAGGAGCAATTGTTGCACCTCCAGGAACACTTCAGAAGATTCTTGAGGAGAATAAATCTGAAAAGATTGAAACTGTTGATAATGCTATAAATGAAATTTAAATAGTAGAGGTGAATGCGAGTGCCGAAGAAGATAATAATTCCTGCTAGGGATGACATGTTCGATTCAACTACAAATACCTTTTATGAAATGAAAGAGCAGACGCTTATTCTTGAGCACTCATTGATATCACTCTCTAAGTGGGAACGAATAATAAAGAAGCCATTCCTTTCGACTGAAGAAAAAACAGCTGAGGAATGGCTCTTTTACATAAAATGTATGACATTAAACGCTGTCAACGACATTGTTTATAATTGTTTAACTACTGAAATGTTTCAAGAAATTATGGATTACATAGCTGATCCAATGACGGCAACGACATTCGGTATGCTTAAACAGCAACCGGGTAGACGCGAAGTAATAACAAGCGAAATTATTTACTATTATATGTTTTCTTTTGGGATACCTATAGAACTTGAAAAATGGCATTTGAACAATCTTATGGCTTTAATTCGAGTGTTTAGTATTAAAAATGGAGATCAGCCTAAAATGTCTTCAAGAGAAGCTGGTCTTTATCAGAGACAATTAAATGAAGCAAGAAGAGCTAAACATAGAAAGAGGTAACTGTTATGGCGTTAATTACTATTACGCAAAAAGGAGACTTTTCTAAAGTTATAGGATTTTTAACAAAAGCTCGTTCTATAAATTATCGCAAGATTTTAGATAAATATGGAAAAATGGGTGTTGATGCTCTTAGAGATGCAACACCAAAGGATACAGGAAAAACAGCAGATTCATGGAATTATGTAATTAATGTCGGTCGAGATTCTGCAACAATTAACTGGACTAATTCAAATCAAAATAAAGGTCTTTATATAGCAGTTTTAATTCAGTATGGACATGGATTAAAAGGCGGCGGATACGTTCAAGGATATGATTATATCAATCCTGCTATGAGACCTATATTTGACGAAATTGCAGAAGCAGCATGGATGGAGGTGATTTCTAAGTGAGTGCTATAGATGAACGAATAGTTCAAATGAAATTTGACAATCATTTGTTTGAAAAGAATGTAGCTACTTCTTTAAGTACACTTGATAAACTCAAAAAAGCACTTAGATTTGATGGAATTGATCATAACATCCAAGAGCTTAATAGTGCAGTAAGTTCAATTAACTTTTCTAAGCTTGTAGGCAATGTAGAAGATTTAAACAGTAAATTTTCCACTATGGGAATAGTTGGAATGACTGTTATTCAAGATCTTACTCGTTCAGCAGAAAAACTTGGAGCTACACTTTACAATAGCGTAATTGGTCAGATTAAATCTGGAGGTTGGAGCAGAGCTACAAATATTGATAAAGCTAAATTCGCAATTGAGGGTCTTGGATATGCTTTTAAAGACCTTGATGGTAGCATTAGTAATGCCGTAAATGATACTCGGTTTGGATACGATGAAGCCGCAACTGCTGCGTCTCAGCTTGTCGCATCTAATGTTGCTATTGGCGAAGAGATGGATAATGCTCTTATGTCTATCTCAAACGTTGCTTCTCAGACAAACAGTAGTTATTCAGACATTGCTCATATTTATACTACGATTGCAGGTAATGGTAAATTAATGACTGAGCAGTTAAATCAGTTCTCTTATAGAGGTATGAATGCAGCTGCTATGCTTGGCAAAGTCCTTAATAAAACCGAAGCCGAAATTCGTGAAATGACTACAAAAGGTCAAATTGACTTTAAAACGTTTTCTGATGCAATGAATAAAGCTCTCGATGGAGGTGCTAAAAGAGCTAACGAAACATTTGAGGGTTCACTTGCAAACATGAAAGCTGCCCTTTCACGAATCGGTCAGCCGTTTGCTGAGACTATTAGAAAATATGCCGTTCCTGTATTTAACAATCTTAAAGAAGTAATTAAAACTACAAAATCATATCTTGATCAGCTTGTTGAACCTTTTGAAGACTTCATGGCTAAAGCTTCAAATTTTACTGTTAGTGTTCTTAAAAACATAGATTTGTCTCCGCTTCAAACATTTATTGATATGGTTAAAGAAGCGTATAATTGGTTCGACAAATTTATGACCTCTATAAGTCCATATTGGAAAAAAGCAGAAAAGGAAGAAGAAAAAGTTGCTGATGCTGCTACTCATACCGAAGAGCAAATTGAAGAATTGGCTAAGAAAGTCATGAGTGGTGCTTATGGTAATGGTGTAGAAGCAAGACGAAAAGCTCTTGAAGCAGAAGGTCACAGTTTTGAGTTAATTCAAAATAAAGTAAATGAGTTAATGGGATGCTCAAAAAGGTATGAAGTTGCGCAAGAAGATTTAACAAAAGCTGTTGAAGAAAATAATGAAGCAGAAAAAACAGCACAAGAACTGCAGCAAGAAGGGCTTAAATCGTATACAAAAGCTTTAAAAGAGCAACAGAGAAAAATTAAACTTCACAACGCTTTTGATGTCCTTAAAGAAAAAATAGGACCGATTGTTTCCGGCATACAGTCATTAGGTCATATAGCAAGTAGTACTATATCAGCTATTGTTGATGGCGGATTTGAACCTATGGTAAAAATTCTAACCAATATAGGTTCTATTATCTTAGATATTCTTGGCGGAATAGGCAGAATTTTTACTGCAATAGATGACTATCTTACAAAGACAGGTGCCTATGATATTTTAGAAAAAGCTGTAAATACTATACTTACTGATTTTTCAGGAGCTATAGGTGGCCTTGTCGATGCTATAAATAAATTTGTATCGCCTGGAGGCGGACTTGAAAAGTTTTTAAGTATATTTACTGATACTCCTGAAGATTCTGAAAGATTAGCAGGATCTATGGGAAAAGCTCATGATGCAATTAAAAGCTTTTTTGGAACGTTGAAAGACTTTATTCTTTCTGATGGAGCCGATGGATTACAAGGAATTGTTGATAGTCTTCTTAAACTTGTCCCGATACTTGGACAACTACAACCATTAATCGATGGTATAGTAGCTAACATTATAGGCGTAAAAGGAACGCAAGCTCTATCTTCTTTACTTGATGTCGTTAGACTAGCTCCAAAATATTTGAATAGTCTCGTCCGTGAAAACAATGCTGAAGCTTTACTTAAACTCGCTGAGGCTGTTGGAATATTCGCTCTTGCTATGTTTGCTCTTTCAAACCTTTCTTGGGAAGAGATACAGCGAGGTGGAGTAGCAATAGGTGCAATTGCAGGTGCCATAACTGAATTGTGGCTTGCTTTTAATAAATTTGCGCAGTTTAAAGGAAATACAGATTTAGGATCGATAGTTGGGACATTTGTTAGTTCTGTAGCTAACGATAATAATGCTAATGCCATATTAAAACTCGCCGGAGCTGTTGGCATAATGGCTTTAGCATTTGCAGCAGTTGCTCAACTTGATTGGGATAAAATAGCTCATGGCGCTGTTGTTCTTGCTGATATTGTAGGTACACTTACTATTTTATGGGCATTAGTTAGCGACTTTTCTTTTGGCGGTTCAGAAGATTCCGAAACACCTATAGGTGAAGTGGCTGAAGCAATAACAGGCGATACAGAAAAACTTTCTGTTGCTATAGATACAGGAAAGAAAACAATTGTCGATAAGATAAAAGGTACGTTAGGAGATATTAAAGATAATGCATCTTCTGTTATTAAAGGTGCCGGAGGAACTATATCAGGTGCAATCACAGCTGTTTGGGAAGACGTTTCTGAAATTATTGGAAACTATATGCAGTCTCTTGCAAATAACAATAATGCAACCGCTTTACTTAAATTAGCAGGAGGTTTAGCAATTGTTGCCGCTGCATTCTTTGCTTTAGCTCAGCTTAACTGGGATCAAGTTGCTGTTGGCGGAGTAGCTATTGGAATAGTTACAGCCGCTTTTCTTGGTATATCTTTTGCTATAGAAAAAATTAAAAAAGCAGGGGCTATTAAACCAAAAGGCGATAATCCATTAGATGGTCTAACTACTATGTTACTACAGTTTGGTGAAGGTGTTGACAAGATGCTTAGTAAAATAGGGTTATCAGCTCTTATTGCTTCATTAGGTGTGGCAATTCTTGCTTTAGGTAAAGTGATAGTTGATATATCTGCCATTCCATTTGAGAAAGGTTTAGCATCAGTCGGATTACTTGGTCTTGTAATGCTTGAGCTTGTTGGAACAGTAGCTCTTATAAATAAAACAGGTTCCGGTAGTCTTAAGAATGCAGCTATCCTTTTATCGATTGGAACTACTATAAAAGCGCTTGGTGAAGTTCTTAACGATCTTAGTGCAATGCCTTTAGGAGCAGGAATTAAAGCTTTAGGTCTTCTTGGTGCTTTGCTACTTGAAATGTGGCTTGCATTAAAAGCTATTGCTAATATAGGAACGGATGAGACAAATCCAATCAAAATAGATGCACTTATGTTAGCAATAGGTACTACAGTAAAGAAGATGGGTTCAACATTAGCTGAATTATCTAAAGTACCACTTGCTGCAGGTCTTAAAGCGGCAGGGTTACTTGGGCTTGTTTTACTAGAATTATGGTTAGCATTAAAAGGTATAGCAGGTTTTGAAGACAATAACGGAATTAAGAAAACAAGTACTAAAGTTACTTTAATGATTTCTCTTGGTGATACTATAGAGAAACTTGGAAATACTTTGATTACTCTTGGAGCCCTTCCGTTTGGACAAGCAATAAAAGGTATTACTGCTTTAGGTGCTCTACTTCTTGAATTCACATTGACAATGAAAATTATTAGTGGAGGTACTTCGGCTGATTTACTAGCAAAAGCTGGCTTCCTGCAGACATTTTCAATGGCTATTGCAGCAATGACTGGAGCTATATTTATTCTTTCCAAAATTGATGCAGATGGTATCATGAAAGCTTTACTTGCTATAGGCGCTTTAAGTGCAATGATGCTTGGCATACTTAAACTTGGAAGCATGATTAGCGGTGGTGGCCTTACAGGAGTAATGTCATCGTTTAAGACAGTTCTTCCTATGCTTGCTATGCTTGGAGCAATTGTTGGAGCTTTATGGCTTCTTAGTACAATAGACGCAGATCAATTAGAGGCATCTGTTAATGCATTGGGTAAAGTACTTTTATCTGTTTCAGCAGTCTTTGGTTCAATGTCACTTTCAACAATGTTCGGAGGCGGAGGACTGAATGCACTTAGTAACCTTACGTCATTCTTGGGAATTGCAGGAATTATACTTGAGATTGCAGGTGTTTTCTATCTACTTAAAGATCTTGATGCTGATCATATGGTTGGTGTTTCTGAAGCACTTTCTAAATTTATTAATGCTATTTCTATTGTGTCTATAGCTGCTGCGGCAGTAAGTGCTACAGGTGGCGGTGGAATGGCATTCCTTAGTATATTGGGAGTCGTTGGAGCCGTTACTGCTATAGAAGCTATTGCCGCTGCTGTTGAGCATTTTACAAAGGGAGAAGCAAGTAAATCACTTGATGAAGGGCTTCCGCTTCTTGAAGCAATAGCAAGAGGTATCGGAAGATTTATAGGAGTTATTCTTGAAGAAGGGCTTCTTAAACCACTTCATAATACTTTTGGAGATATTCCTGATCAGCTTCTCAATTTTATAAACACTATAGGTCCTGCTCTTAAAGGAACAGAGAATCTAGATGCAAGCGGACTTGATCAGTTAAAAGATATTATGAAGAAGATTGCCGGAATTGAAGCTGAAGGACTTATTGCTTCAGTGCTTAAAGCTTTATCCGGTGAAAATTCTCTTCAGATGTTTGCAAGCGATATGGTAACTCTTGCAAAAGGTCTTAATGACTATTGTAAAGAGCTTAATAACGGACCATACAAAAAGGCTACTGTAAAGTCGACAACCGAAGCATTAACTATGCTTACTGATCTTGCAAATGCTATTCCTCCGCAAGGCTTCTTTTCTAAACTTCTCAACGAAACAGATCTCAGTCAGTTCAGTACAGATTTAGTTCCTCTTGCCAAAGGACTTAATGATTTCTGTTCAACTTTACAAACAGGCAGTTTTAACTCTGAAGTTGCTGAAAAAGGAGCTGCAGCTGCTGAAGTTCTTGCATCATTTGCAAAAGAAGTACCTGATAATACTCTTATTGAGAAAGTATTAGGATTAACTGATTTTAAAGATTTTATAAATCAGCTTCCTGATTTGGGTACTAAACTTGGGCAGTTCACTACAAATCTTACAAGTAATGGCTTTAGTATGGATGCTGCAACACTTGGAACAAGAGCCGGAAGAATGCTTGCCAATTTTGCATCTAAAGTTCCAGAGCAGAGCCTTATTGATAAGATTACAGGTAATAGTGATTTTCAGGATTTTGTAGATACGTTACCTTCACTCGGAACAAATCTTGCTAAGTTTTGCACTAAATTAAAAGAAGGCAATTTTGATGAGTCCATGGCTGATAAGGGAGCTACAGCAGGTAGAATTCTTGCTGAGTTTGCTGCTGAAATTCCTGAATATAGTCTAATTGACAAATTATTAGATACTAATCTTGAAACGTTTGCTAAACAGCTTCCAACTTTAGCTGAAGGTTTAGCTGGATTTACTACTACATTAACTGATAACAACTTTGATCCTGGAACAGTACGTTCATCTAAAGGCGCTATTAGTATTTTAGCTTCTTTAGCTAATGACATTCCTGACGTAAGTAATGGTATTTTAGGATGGTTCACAGAGGGTAAACTTGAAAGTTTCGGTAGTCAGCTTACAGCATTTGCAAACGGAATTGCATCTTACGCAACAATAATTGGTGGTATTGCAAACGACGACATTGAGAAATCAGTTTCTGCAGTAGATATGGTCAACTCTCTTCTTGAGGTATTCAACACCATGAATGAAACTTTAGGAAGTACAGTAGGCTATGGCAATGCCAGAAATGCAATGGATTCTATTTACGACACCTATGATATTGCTGAAACTGTGAGTGGATTCTTTAATGATCTCGCAGCGGCGTTTGAAGGTCAAGATGAAGATATTAATTCTCTTCATGAGACACTTAAGAATGTCGGTGCTAATATTTCCGGATGGATTCAGGAAGGTCTTTACGAGAATAATCAAAATGGAGAATCTGCTAAATCTACAATGACTGCCATCAGTAAATCCATAGCTGAAGGACTTGCTGATGAATCTGCACTTGAAGAAATAAAGACTAGTGCTGAGGCTATCGGTGATACGATTCTTGATGGAATCATTGGAGGTCCTGATGAGGAAGGCTTTATTGAGAAGTCAAGCGGAGCAATAACAGAATCAATTGAAATAATTGCAGGTGTTCTCAGTGATTATGCCGCAGACATGTCAAGTACAGGTTCTTCTTGGGGATCAAATTTGGCTGCCGGTCTTAGAAGTAAAGTTGCTGTTGTAAGACTTGCTGCAGGAGCTCTTGCTTCAGCGGCTCTTAATTCTTTAAGAGAGTCTAATGCTACGTTTAGTTCAATCGGTTCGGGTTGGGCCAGTCGTATCGGAACCGGTCTTACAACATCAAGTCACACAATAACAACTAGTGCAACGAATCTTGGTAGAGTCGCAGGAACTGCATTTTCTACTGCTTATACAAATGCGGCAAGACCTACTGCTCCTGTTGCAAATACTGATACAGAAGAAACAGAACAAACAGCGCATAAGCTTGGAATGGTAGTTGCTGATACGTTAGTTGACAGCATTGATGAAGGCATAAAAGAAAAGTCTAGTAGTTTCACTACTTCAGTCACAACAATGGCAGCCTACGCTAACTCAGTAATGAACGAAGCTCTTGATACGAATCCTGTAATTACTCCTGTTCTTGATATGTCAAATGTTCAAGCAGGAGCAGGACTTATGGACAGCTATCTTGGTGGAACATTCATGATGGCAGATAAAGCGGCAGGTTACACTTCGTCACTTCTTAACGGAGTAGGAACAAGACAAGGCAGTGTTGATGCTCAGAACCAGATGAACAATATGGCTACACAGGAAGCTCTGCAAGGCATTCGTCAAGACATCAAAGATCTTGGTGAATCTATGAGTCATATGCAAATGGTAATGAATAACGGAGCACTCGTCGGACAGATTGGACGAGGCATGGATAAACAGCTTGGCAGTATTCAGAAGTTTAAAGAAAGGTGGGCGTAAAAGTTGACAGAAGAAAAATATCCTATTAACTATAACGACGAGTACCATTCTTTACGAATAATACCTGAAGGAATGCCTATTTACAATGTGAAAGACAATGTAAAGAATCTTAATGGCAGGTCTACATGGCATCATTGGCAACTTATACCAACGTCAAGGCCTGTCATTAATCCTGCTCCGTTTAAAGCCAACTTTATATCTATTCCTGGTGGTAACGGTTCAATAGACGCAAGCACGGTACTTACAAACTATCCAACTTACGAAGATAGAAGCGGATCTATTGAATTTAAATCCATAAGAGACTATGGATCTCCTAAAGGCTGGGTGAGAACTTATGAACTTATTCAGAACTACCTTCATGGAAGAAGATTCAAAGTTATATTATACGATGATCCGCTTTTCTATTATCAGGGACGAATGACCGTGAATGCATGGAAGTCCGATAAAGACTGGTCTACCATTACACTTGATTATAGGTTTGATCCATTTAAGTATTGGGTTGGATCTGATGATTGGAATAAAAATCATTATGGTGACATACTTGTTATAGGAAAAGGTTTTCAAACAAGTGCTTATGATACGTATGCTGAGAGGACTTTTAACCACGCCAGCTTGTCAGGTTACGAACTAGACCAATATGGACTTCCTAATGACGTTGGTTGGACAATGCCTGTCAGTCCCGAAATCGTGATAACTCCACTTCAGTATGGTAATTTTGCTTCTTATATCGAAAGTGCCGGAGGTAAGCCGTCAACAAATCAAAGCTACGAATATGCTTTGATAGGTGTAGTGCCGTATGATGAAAACAATGATAGCACAAAGAAGACATATACAATAGTAGGTAATTGCGGCGTAGGTGGAGATGCCAGATTATGGGCTTTCCTTGATGATAAGTATAATTTACTTACTGTTGCCGATGCGAGTCAACCTGTTAAAACAGGTATAAAAGCTCCTCCTAGAGCAAGATGGATGGTTGTCAATGCTTATGTTAATTCGAATCCGAATATTAGCTGTTATGATGCTTCTGGAGATGAAGTGATAATTTCTTATACTTGGCATACCGGGTACTCCGGACATGAAGATGAAGGTGCATATATTCCAACAGGTAAAATTGTTAAACCGTCACCTCAGAATCCATCGTGTATTAAATTTGTTCAGTATGCAAAGAACGGAACTACGAAGAAAGCAGAAGTATCATATGATTTTACTGATGAAAATTCGCATTCTGTAAATGCATATGGAATTTTATTCAACAATGACGAAACAAAAGTTCGAATTTATGCTGAGGCAAATCAGAAATTTTTGGTTTCTTATAATTTCAAGAGGGGGCTACTGTAAATGTATGTTATTAAAGCAGACGATTATGTAGTCCATGATGGATTTATGCAGAATCCTGATTTTGTAGCTATTTCCGGAACTTTCACAGAAGAGTTCAACAGAGCAGGAACACTTTCATTTACTGTTCCTCCGAATAATTCAGCATATAAAAAAGGACTTCTGAAAAAGCTTTCTACTGTTATTCAGGTATTTGATAAAAGGAAAAATCTCGTATGGAAAGGACGAATTATTGATACATCGAGAGACTTCTATAACAACGTCACATTTAATTGTGAAGGTTGGATGGGAATTCTTAACGATTCAATAATTCGTCCTAACGGTACGAGTAGCAGTAGTGGCGGAGGGTCAGGCGGTGGCGGTGGAGGCAGTGGGGGTGGAGGGGGAGCTTCTATACCTTTCG